CCGTGGGGTCGTTTGTATAACCGAAATCCACACCACAACCAAGCAACCTTGCATCCTCGGGAATTTTGTCAATGGTTTGCCAATTGCTGAATATAACCCCTTGTAAGTTTCCAATCTCGCCAAGCCCATATACTCTGAACCAATTTTCCCAATACCTACTTGTTTTTCCCTTTTCTTTGGCCTTCTCAATCTCCGCCACAATCGATTGATCCAACGCTTCATTGTCCTTGTATGTGAGGATTATCATTTCGGAATCGGGGTCGTTCATGAGTTCTGAATCCACCCAAAATTCCCTTACTGGGTTGTAGTCAAGGTAAATGAACTTCCTTGTACGAATGGAAAGTTGGTAGTACGATTCCCAATCTATATTGTTGCACTCGTTTACAAAAAGAACATCACGCCTTGCACCTCTTAACTTTTGTGGTTGATCCGCTGAAAAGAATTCAATGTATGATTCATTTGAGAATGTGTAGGTGAGTGAAGATTTGTTCCACTTGTTTGGGTCATACATTCCCACCATGTCCATGATTTTAAGAAAGTCACGGATAGCACCCCTTCGCAAATGCGGGATGGTTTCCGATACCACGCTTATTTCACACTTTGGGTTTTGTACCGCGTATGTGATAAGCATCGGGATAATACTGAATGTTTTTGAATCTCACCCCCACCACCAAAGCAATGGGGGTTAAACCGAGGAAGATGTACCACCGCGAACGATGCGAACACGCTTCCTCAATTTTGCTATTTTAATTTGTGCTGTCGTCTGTTGCAACATAACCATCAAATGCCATTAAATGAACTACATAATCACGATGCCTTCGCGACATAGTAGATTTTTTTTGTAAGATTAATTCGTATTCCATTTCCAAAGAATGTAATCGTTTTGCCAATTCTGGGTAAAGTGCTTCCCACATTTTATCTTCTTTTGTATATGGCATATTTGACCATTCTTTACCATCTGGCGATAAATACACTCCCTTTGCTGGGTATGCATCACTTCCATCTGCTGATTTGCCTGTAAATATCATATTTTTTATTTCACATCCAAGTCAATACCATTGAAGATTGGTTTCTCGGTGGTGACATCAATTTGTTGGGTGGGCATACCAAAGCCCGAATCCATCAATTGTTTGTACGCACCTACATCACCTTTCCTTGCCTTATGTATCATTGCAAGTGTTATCAAATCTTCTTGTGATAGTTTTTCCAATTCCCCCGTGATGGGGTTTTTGCTTTCTTGCATAACCTCCAACCATTTCCGTGCGATGGTGCTTCGGTTCTTGCTTCCTTTGGGTCTGCCATTGGGGTTGCGTACTTCACCAGGTTGTGCAGGAATTAAATAATCTTTGTTTTCCATGTGTTTACTAATTATTTGCTAATTATCTGACATCAATTTTTTCGTAGTATGCCTCATTTCTATTTACGATTTGATACCACCGATCCCAATTTTTTGTTGGGTCTTCCATCCAATGGTCTTCATTTTCAAATTGTTCCCAATACTTTTGCCATTTCGTTAATACCTCATTGTGTTTTTCAACATACGCTTTTGCCAATTCTTCATTTTCGGTGACGAATATATTGTGACGCATAAAATCGTCATAAGTTCCCGTTGTGTACTTGACTATAAACATAATCAATCATTTGGTAAAATAGGAATAGGCATCCACCAAATTGGTGTTTGTATTGGTGAATCATCGTGTGCCAAATACCATTGGTCTTCCATGATGTACCCTATTTGTTTAGTGTCAATTAATACCCATTCATTATCAATGGGGGTGGTTCGGTTGGTTTCTCTCCATGCTTTCATAATTTTTATTTATCTTTGATGTAAATATAAGCGAGGTTAGTGTAGTGGTAACACATCAAGCATCCAGTTTGAAATCGGCGTTCGATTCGACCACCTTGCTCAAAGTTCGTTCTTTTAATGTGATTTTTTCACCCTTATACATACCCGCGCCCATTTCATCTATTTTGCTGAATGGTAAAATGGGTACTGTGATTTGGCAAGTTTTATCAATTAGGTAAATATATCTTAATTGGTAACCAACCAAAATTTTTCCATTAACATGTTCAACATATTGGTTAAAATTATATTTCCCATTAGTCAATTGGTAATATGACATGCCATTTAATTCAGGTCGTTTTTGTAATGGGCTACTTTCTAAGGTCATTTTATGTATTACTTCTCCATTTGGCAATTGCACGGTATTATGATTTTTTTTAATTGCCGTCAACACAAATCCAGTCGCACGATATATTGTACCATCTCCACATTGTGTGCCATCGCTGAATGATAAAATCCATTTGATGTGCGGGGCATTTTTTTTGATTAACTTGATACTAATTGCTATGCACCGCGATTCAGAATACTTTGGTAAATACTCATCAAATGCCATGCGATTCAATTCCAACATTTCATTCCATTTGCATGGTTGTACCATTGGTAATACTTTTGATTTGTCTAATGGATTGCCGTAACTCATGACACCATGTAAATTTCCATCTAAAAAACAACCAAAGTGCAATGTGCTATTTGATACAACCTTGCCACTATAATGCCATTTTTTTACAAACACATTTGCAATGGATGATGGTATAACCTTAACTATTATTTCTTTTGCTTTGCCCATTGCATGATAATTAAATACAACGCATTCCCATTTGAATTTTCGTTACTCATCGTTTCCATGTATTTGTATTCTTCGGTTAACTTAATATCCGCAATGGCGTTTTTGATTTGTGTGGCTTGTTCATCTGCAAGTGTAAATGCCATTTGTTGAAACGGGCTTTTGTCACCATCTGCCAAACTGAAATCCTCTCCAAATTGTTCTGGATCCAACATTTTTGGAACATCTAATGCCCAATCAACTAATTCCTTATATTCCCAATCGTTCGCCAACGCATCCCAATCCCACTCACCAAATCCAACATTGTCCTTTATTAAAAATTCCCGTTGTTGTTGCTCGGTTAGGTTTTCCGCCTTGATGATTGGCACTTCCTTTAATCCTATCTCCTGGATAGCTTTTAACCGCATATTTCCGCCAAGGATCATCATTTCATTATTGACCACAATTGGTCTAATTCCCAACATTTCGGGGAAGTCCTTGATTGATTGTACTAACTTCTTAAATTTATCATCCTTAATTATACGGGGGTTTCCCGTGTTTGGAATGATGTCTTTTGTTTTAACCCATTCGATATTCATTTGTTCATTTTTATTTGGTGTGTGATAATTAAAAAGTCCATGTGTTGTTTCTTGTCACCCATTTCGATGTGGTGTTTTCTGCAAAGTGCCATTAAATTTTCTATGGTGTCCTTTGTTTTTGTGCCTCCCATTCCGCGTGGATGGATGTGGTGAATATCGACGGCCTGGGATCCGCACACTTCACACGGGATAAAATCCGTGGTGTCATAACCAAAGTAATCTAAATAAATCTTTGTCCAAGGTTTCATCTTTGATGGCTTTCAAATATAGTTCATTACAAACGCGTGGGTTCATGTCCATTGCTTTGCCTACTTTTTCCCATGTTTTGCCCATGTCTTCCCTTAAAATTGCTATGGCGTATTGCTTTGCAAGTTTTTGACGGCGAGTAACCACGGCCCCCATTTTGCTCGGTCTTGAAATTGTTGTCTGCATTTTATACACATATAAATTTGGTTGGGTTCAATGTTTGGACCCGTTTCGTTTATCAGCTCTTTGGTAGATTCTTTGTAATGGTCACAACAATCACAAAGGTTTCTCGTAAGTTTCATATACCTGGGTTAATTCGTTAATCATGTTTTGCCATGCTTTTGGGTTGCAGGAACATGGTTTTTGGATTCTTTTACTTTGAAATATGCGTGACCACATCACCGCGATTTTGTCCGCTTCCATTGGTGCCAATGTGGTATTGTTTACACTCTTAAAATATGTCCACCATTCGTATTCATGTTCTGTCATACACAAAGGTTTGCGATAAGGAAATATCTTGTTTAATTTTTCCTTTCGTTCCGTGCATCCACAATCTTCCCCACCAATAAATTTCA